CACCGACCTCCAACTATCAAGCACATAGAAACTAGCCATGATTATAATAGCACTCATACGCTTATCATAATTAGCAAAATCACCAGCAATTATCCTGTCTTCTCCAAAACATGTAACGAAATTATAAATTTCTTGCCATTGTGTGCCATGATCCATAGATACAGAGCACTCAGAGATGAAGTTATGTTTTTGGATTCTAGCTGCAACACCCAAATATTGTTCACGAACAATTGTAGAAAACACCACATCACTAGCTGTAAAAACGCGTGTTTTACCTTGTGATATTTTAGACAACTTTCTGGGCTCATCCTTTAATGTACCATTAAATAATATACCGACAGTTTGGTTTGAAGAAAACTCCTTGCGCACTCTATCATAATCTTCTTGAACTGAAGGTATAAAAAAACGAGAACCTACTTCTCCATCAAAACATGTTCTCTTTGGACCTGGATAAAGAAAACCTCCGCTTGTGGACATGGGAAGAGAATTAATATAAGTATTGCCATCTTCACCATTAATGGCAACACTCAGGGGAACTGTTTCAACGCCTTCTAACCATGAAACATCTTTGGTAGTTTCCTCAACAAAACAAGTGGCAATATACAAAACGTCTCTAGCATTGAAATGATGTGAAACATTACCTTGGACCTGACAGGCAAGAGTGTAAGGGTTTAACCATACGCCATCGACTTCAATAGGTTTCATCAAAGGTGCTCCAAAATCTAGTGTGTAATCAAACTTTTCACAGAAAATATCCTTAATCTTAGTAGGAACAACACGACTTTTTGGAGTAACACCATGTCCAAAAGAACCTTTAAGAACCCCGAAAGAATCACACCACACATGTGCTCCTTTGTGGCTAGGGGATCCAAGTACTCCACTTGATGCATTTCCTCTAGAAAAAGATAAACCATCACCAGGTTCAGACATTGCTAATAATGTCCTTGGGATATCTTTAAAAATATTCCTAGAAAGTTGAGAACAAATAGCATCATTGAAAGAAGCAGATCCTGCGATATGTATTCCAGTAATAACATAACCACTACGTATTTTAGACAAATAGATAGCTCCACAATCACCAATACGCGGAACTCTATCCAATCTAACACCATACATACTTTTGCTAACATGTTTATGACTACCGTGCATATAAGCATTTGACTTGTACACTTGCCCAGCAAAATCACCAAAATGCAAAGAACCATCCAATGAAAAATCAACAACAATACACTCACGTGCCTTAGTATCAATATCAACTGGATGAAAATCTAATAAAAATTTTCTTGGTAATAAACAAGCTTGAAAAACTGCAATATCATTGGGTAAAAAAGTACAATCCTCTCTTCTAAGTAAAAACTTCTGTCTACTACAAACTTTAGCTTTAGAACTTCCAAAATCAGCATAACACTCCCATTCATCACCATCGTCAAAAATATGAGCAACAGTGACATACTGACCTGATGAAAGACAAAAAGCCATGGCCGTACCACCACTAAAACCTTTAGCTTTAACACCAACACGAAAAACTGACTTCTTAAGAGAATTATGAAGTTCTCCTAAATTATCAGGTTTAAACATCTT